AAGCTCGATGACGCTATCAACGCGGTTTACAATCCGACCCACATCTTTGTAAACAAGAAAATGCACAGCCGCATCTCTCAAGCCGCTAAGAATACCGCCGTTGGTGGAAACATTCAGTGGCAGCCCAACGAATTCGGCAAGCGCGTTATGATGTATGGCGATTTGCAGATTGTTCCCCTCGAAGACGCATCGGGCCGCGACCTTGTTCTGCCTTTCACCGAAACTTCTTCTGACGCTGCCGACAGCGCAAGCACCAGCATCTACGTTGTTTCTATCGGCGAAGAAGGCTTTACCGCTATCCAGAATAGCGACATGGAAGTTCGCGACCTCGGCGAAATCAGCGCCAAGCCCGTTTTCAGAACTCGCGTTGAATGGTATATCAGCATTTGTCTCAAGCATGGCCGCTGTGCTGCAAGACTTATGGATATTATCGACGGCGCTGTTGTAGTGTAACCACGCGGGCGGGGCTTAACCTCCCCGCCCTTTTAACCCTTTAAGGAGCTTTTTCAAATGTCAAGAAATGTTAATCTCGGAACCCTCGACGAACTGCGCATTCTCAAAGACGCAGGCGCTATTACCGCTTCTGCCGCTGGCACCGTGGCCACTGTTGCAAAGAAAATCAATCTCGGCGATGCTCGCACCGATGCAAAAGCAATCGTTAACGTAACCGCCGCTGGCACCGGAACTGGTGAAAAGCAGGTTATCAATATTCAGGTATCTGATGACGACTTCGCCGCCGACATTTACAATGTTGCCGTGCTCGAACTCGGCGACGCTGCACAGCTTGTAGGCGATACCGATGTTGGCGTTGGCACATATGAACTGCCATTTACCAACGTTGTTAACGGCACTGTTAAGAAATACGTGCGTGTATATGCCACAATCACAGACGTATCTCCCGATACCTCGCTCAACTATGAGTGCCATCTCGTAACCCAGTAACCGGAGCGTAACACATGAAAATCGTTGACGAAATTAAAGAACGCGTTGCGCAGACCGACAAAGGAAAAGCCCCATATTCGCCTTACGTCACGCTTTACAACAAGCTGACGGGCGAAAAGAAGGTATTCCCTACTATCGACGCAACAATGGCGCTTGCTCTGCAGAATTGCAAATGGTCGCAAGAACCCGCAAAGCCTGCCCCTACTGCATTGTCAGAGCTAATAGTAGCTGAAGCTACACCTGAGCCAATCGCAGAACCGGCACCAGCAGCAGAATCGACCACATACATACCAAAACGCAATCGCAAGCCAAGCCTCGAATCTCAGGAATAATCACCGGGGGGGGCTGGTAGCAATGCCAGCCCCTTACCTGCTTTAAGGGAGCGCAAACATGCCCGCATCGCCCGATATTTTGATTGTTGAAGATGGCACAATCGTTACTGATGCTAATTCATACATCGGCTACGACTACGCCGAAAGCTACCATTCATTGCGCGGCAATTCCGCATGGGCGGCGGGCGACGCTACCGAAAAGCAATACGCGATTATTCGCGCTACTCAGGCTGTAGACTCGATTTATAAGACACAATGGGAAGGCTCGCAGACCGAATATGGCACGCAGGAGCTTGAGTGGCCACGTCAAGGCGTTTATGTTAACGACGTTGAGTTAGATGACGACCTGATACCAACGGCGCTTAAAAAGGCTATCTGCGAAGCCGCATTGCGTGAACTTGCAACGCCGAACAGCTTAACGCCCGACTTAGACCGTGGCGGCAAAATCAAACGCGTTAAAGCCGATACCGTTGAGGTTGAATACGCAGAAGGCGCAAGCGCAACAACTTCTTTCACGGCTATCGACGGGCTTCTTGCTGACTTAATTTCTGGCGCAAGCGCAGACGGGCTTGCGTCTTACGATATTAACTTAGGCGGCTAATCATGGGCTTGTTAGACGGCGGCATAAAATCAATTATCGGCGGCGCTCTCAAGGGTATTTTTCTCGATTTTAACATAATCAGAAAAGTCACCGTTGCCGCTGACAATCCGTGGGAACCGCCGATAAGCGTGGATTCTGAAACGGCTTGCAAGGCTATTGTTACCCGCTTTAAATACACGGAAATCGACGGTGAGCGCGTAAAGACAGAAGATAGAAAAGTTTTAATTCTTGCTGATGGCCTAACTATATCGCCTGAAATTGGCGATTACATCAGCGGCGCAAGCGAAACAAAGCGGTATCAGATTGTTTCAGCGGTCACGAAAGACCCAGCAGGCGCAACGTTTGTTTGTCATTGCAGGTAATTAAATGGCAAAAGTAACTAGAACAATTCAGGGCTTTCGCGCAGATTTGCTTGAACACAAAAAGAAGTTTATGCCGCAAACGTTTGTTACATTTCAAAAATGGATTGCTCTTGAGCTTTACAAACGAATCATGCAGAAAACGCCAGTTGATGAAGGCATTTTGCGCGGCTCTTGGACTATTAGCGTTGGCGCGCAGGATAGAACGCCTGCAAATGCAAAGAGCGATGCAAAAGAATTTGACTCGGCATACGGCGGCGCAGCACTAACAAGCGCAGAACGCGCAAACTTTAAAGCGGCAATCGCAGGCATGAATCAGCTCGGAATCGGGCAAGTAGTCTGGATTAACAACGCTATGCCATACGTCGAAGTAATTGAATTTGATGGTCATTCAAGTGTTAAAGCCCCGGCGGGTATGGTTCAAATCAGCATTGCAGAACTGAAAGTATGGCTATCAACAAAGTATAGCGAGTATATCAAACTCAGCGAGGCAGAGGCGTTATGACGGCAACAACAAACTACAAAGAAGAATACGCGCAGATTGCTACCCTTTTTCAAAACGAATGGGTAACAGGCAGCCCGCCTGAGCCGCAAACACCTATCGCATGGCCGGGAATACCTTTCACTGTGCCGCTTAACGCACTCGGTGAACCCGTTAACCATGTTAGATTTTTTATCACCAATGGCGATGTGTTCCAAATTAGCATCGGAGCTCCCGGCTCTAACGTGTTTCGTCATGTTGGCTTGCTTACCGTTAAAATATTTACCAAATAAGGATTAGGCGAAATCCCTGCAAAAGAATTAGCCGATAAATTTTGTTCAATTTTTCGCAATAAAACAAGCGCTGGAATTAGGTTCAAAGAGCCGTCTAGTGTTATCATGGGAACGACCGAAGATGGATTTTACCAAATCAACGCTTTCTGTGCTTTTGAGCGCGATAGCCTACTTTAATTAACAGGAGTTTTAAATGAACAGTTCAGAAACCGAAATCGGCATTTTGGCCGAACCGTCATGGGGTGGAACCCCGTCACCGCTGACTTTTCAGGCTATCCGCGTTACTGGCGAAAGTTTGAAAACCAATCGCTCAAACGTTGTCTCTGACGAAATAAGACCAGATCGCAACGTGGCCGATTTAATTCAAGTCGGCGGCAGCGCCGAGGGCGGCGTTGATTGTGAATTGAGCTATGGCACATTTGATGCACTTATCGAAAGTGCCCTTTTCAGCGCATGGAACACTGACAACATCGTAAACGGCGTTACTCAGAAATCATTCCACATTCAGAAAAAACAGACCGAAGGTGCAAGCTCAATCTATGAGCTTTACAAGGGCATGGTAGTTGATACCATGACTATCAACGTCGCTGCTGGCGAAAAAACAACCGTTGGCTTTACGTTTATCGGCAAAAACGGCACTATCGGCACATCTGCAACCGGCACGACCACCGATGCAACCACAACCGATGTTCTCGACGGCGCTAATGCGTTTACGCTTAACGACTTCTTTGTGTCGCCCGTTCCTAACCTGATGAGTATGCAGCTCACTATCAGCAACAACCTTGCTGCGAAGCCTGTTGCAGGTTCAGTTGATTTGATTGGCGTTAGAGCTGGTAGATGTGTTGTAACCGGCACTGCTTCATTGTATTTCGAGAGCAAGGCAATCATGGATTTGTTTCTTGCTGGCACCGGCGGCGCGTTGTCAATCACTCTCGGCAAAGTTACAACTGAAAAATACACAATCAATTTGCCGGTTGTTAAGATTCAGGATGCAGACCACTTTTCACCGGGCAACGATGAAGACGTAATGCTCAACATCACCTTTCAGGCGCTTTATGATGATACTCTTGATGGCGTTATCGAATTTGACAGAGAAGTGGCTTAACCAGTAACCCGGCGGGGGTTGTAGCCCCCGCTTTAAATTAAATAACGGAGAACCAGAACAATGGATATTAAAAAACTTTACGGCACCAATAAAGAAAAAGAATCAGATGGCGCATTCGTTCCGATAGGCGGCGGCGTTGAGGTAAAAGTAAAACGTGCAGGCGCAAGCAATAAGGATTTTGCGTTTGACCAAGCAAAGATGCTTCGCCCGTTCTCTAAGCAGATTAGCACCGGCACGATTGACACCGATGTTCTGGTTGGAATCAATATTAGCCTGTTTGCAAGGCACATTATCACCGACTGGAAAGGCATTACCGAAGACGGCAAGCCCGTTAAATTCAGCAAAGAAAAGTTTGTTGAGTATGCAAAAGAATACCCTGATTTTTTCAATGAAATCTTTTCGGCGGCCCATGACATGCAGAACTTCAAAGATGCCGAGGACGTCGAAACCGTAAAAAAGCCCGTGAATTCTACCGCTATCGCTTAAATTACTACAAGCTGTGGAAGATATTTGAAACCAAGACCGAAGAAACAGGAATACTGCATGAACGCATCGACAAAGCACCGGATTTGCCCGAAGTGGCGCAACCGTTCTGGAACGCATACGGCGATCTATCCGGTTCTCGCGGGTATTCAGAATGTATTCCCGTTTCTGAAATCAAGGCATACTGCGACTTTTACGGTATAAAAGATACTTGGTGTCGTGATTTTTTGCTTTACTTTTGCACTGAGCTTAACAAAGAGCTTTTGGATTACAAAGAAACTGAACGCAAGCGCGAAGAAAACAAGGCACCAAAGAAAGGCAGGTAGCGTATGTCAGAAGTATATCTGGGAGTCGGCATTGATGCTAGTGGCGCGAAACAGGGCGCTAATGAGTTTGGCAACGCTACTGATAAGGTGTCGGATGGCGCTAACAAGGCAGCAAAAGCCAATGACGCTCTTGCCAAGCAAATCAAAGAAGCGCAAAAGGTAATTCAGCTACAGCAAAAACACCTTGATTCAATCGGCGGGGCGCTTGATCAGTATAAAATGGCGCTTGGTCAAGCCCGCCTTGCCGTTTCTCCAAAGCAAAAGCAGATTGATTCTATTAAGCAGTCCATGATGCAGTATGAAACCGCTCTGAAAAACGCAGAGCAAGCGGTTCGACAGCAGGCAAAAGAAATTGAACATCTCAAAAACAAGCTGGCAGAAGGCAATACAAAGGTTGATGAATCTACCAAGAAATGGAAAGAATACGAAGGGCAGATAAAAACTAGTCTGCTCGTTGTTAAGGCATTTGCCGCCGCTACTGCCGCTCTTGCTGTGCGTGAAATAGGCAATTACACACAAGAGCTTTCTAATGCCCGCGCAATGACTGGCGCAACATCTGAGCAAATGGCAGAGATGGAAGTGGTTATCAGAGAGTTGGGCGCGTCTACAGTATTTT